AACGTCTGGACATGGCCATGCATCTGTTGCTCATCGAGATCCTGCCCACCAGCGCCATCGCCGGTCTGGAGGACTGGGAGCGTGTGCTCGGCTTGCCTGATGACTGCCTTCCCGCCGGGAGCACGCTTCAGGAGCGGCGCAGCGCCGTGCTGGCCAAGCTGCGCGACGAGGGGCGCCAGGATCTGGCCTACTGGTATGGTGTGGCCGATTCGCTGGGCTACGACGTGACCATCGAGGAACACTGGCCCTTCTGCTGCGGCATCCACCAGTGCGCTAATCCGTCCGGCCTGACGCCGGAAGAGATCCAGGCCCATCCCGAGACCGGCTATCTGGCCGTGCCGGAGATCCGCTGGTGGTGGAACGCCATCGTCCACGGCGACAGGCTGCTCCGCTTCCGCTGCGGCGAGAGCCTGTGCGGCGAGCGCCTTATGGACTGGCGAGCCGCCGCCTCCCTGGAGTGCGTCATGCGCCGCGACAAACTGGCCCATACCCTGCTGACCTTTACCTACGAGGAAGGAGAATAGCCATGAAATACAATCCCCCCGCCGGATCCCAGGACCCGGATGCCAAGTACGTTACCGGTCAGCCCGGCAAGGTCCGCGGCAGCGCCGTGCCTGCTGAGGCCGTGGAACATCCCCAGCGCGAGATCGTGGAGGTCATCAAAAAAGCCGGGCTGGATCCCGACGGCGATGACCTGACCCAGCTTTGGCAGGCCATCGAACAGATCATCAGTGCCAAGGCCCCTATCGCCCCCAAGGAAAAGCCCGGCCTCGTGCAGATAGGCGACGGGCTGGCCATCACGCCGGAAGGCCTGCTCTCCGTGCTGATCGCCAGCACCTCGCAGGCGGGCCTGGTCAAACCCCGCTACGGCCTGAAGATCGGCAAGGACGGCAGCCTTGACGTGGACTTCGGCGACATGCCCACGGACAAGTTCGAGGAACTGCTCAAGAGTATCAGGGTGCCCATCTGGCTGACGAAGAACAAGGATTTCTATGTCAATGGCACGACGGGTAGTGACACACTGGACGAGGGAAGAGGAGAGAGCTTAGAAAAAGCATTCAAGACAATTCAAGCAGCAATCAATTATGTTTGTGACAGCTATAATATTGGAAAATATATATGTTCTATAAATGTAATGGATGGCGTGTATAATGAATATATACGACTTTCTAAATACAATTCAACAACGGGATATATTGTATTAAAAGGGTTAAACTCTTCTCTAGATTCAGTAATAAGTGGAGCAATTATTGGTGAAGAATCTACTGGGCGTTGGGATATTAGCTTCTTAACGGTTCGAAACCGCGCTGGTGAACCATCCGTAGGCTCCAATGGGTATTACGGAATTTTATCCCAGTCTGGGTCGACAATAAATATTATCGAATGTGCTATTGATTTACCCAATGCGGCTCCTACTGGAAGATGGAAGTTTCACGTCGCAGTTGACGGCGGGACGATAGCAATCAGGTCAAAAACAGATGGTAGTGCGGGGCTTATATGCTCTGCCGGTAGCTCATCCGATCTTAGTGGCATCGTGCGCGCTATAGGATCAGGAAATGTGAATATGTTGAGTAACATCGCATGTAACGGACTTTCTGTCCAAAACAGTACGCTGGTAATTAGTGAAGGGTCTACATTTCGAATAACGACACCTGCTGGCCGTACCCCTCCTATATTTACGGGTAGTGTCACGGGAAAACGGTATGATGTATATCTGAATGGAATAATTAATACAGGCAGGATGGGCGAGGAATTTGTCCTAGGTACCATACAAGGCTCATCTAGTTCCGGTGGGCAGTACAGTTAGGAGGCCATATGTTTTACCAAATTTCCGACGGCCGCCTGTGGGACGTGGATGCGGCCAAGTTTGTAGACCAGCCCCCCGAAGGCGCGGAGATCATCCCCCTGTATGCGGACGGCAATCCCGCCGGGGAAGACTATCTGCGGCGCACGCTTGAGTTCTACGGCTACCCTGTGGGGCCGGAGCTGCTGACGCTGGAGGAGCTGAAGGCGGCAAAGCTGGCGCAGATCAACGAAGGCTGCCAGTCCGCACTGGCGGCCCTGACGCCGACCTACCCGGAAAAGGAACTGCTCACCTTCGAGCGACAGGAGCGCGAAGCCCGCGCCCTGCTGGCCGGTGACGGCAGCGACGTGGCGCACATCACGGCCATCGCCTCGGGCCGGGGCATCCCGGTGGAAGAGCTGGCCCGCAAGATCGTGGCCAAGGCCGATGCCTTTTCTCTGGCCTCCGGCCTGCTCATTGGCCAGCGCCAGCGATACGAAGACCTGCTGGAGGACGCGCCGACAAAGGAAGCCGTGGCCGCCATCCAGCCTGTCTACACGCTGCCGGAGGTACAGGCATGACGCGGGGCGAGATCATCCGGCACAACGGCTGGCAAACCATCGTCTCTCTGGACCAGACGCTGCATTGTTTGGGCGGCCTGCTGTCCTCGTTGCTGCTTGCCTGTATCCGGGCCCCGGCCCTGCCTGCGGTCTGGGCGGACGAAACACTGTCCTCCCACTGCTGGCGCTGGCATCTGTATGGCATACGCAGCTGGCCCTGCCGCCTGGTGGATACGCTGTTCTGGTGGCAGAAAGCCCATTGCCGCAGCGCCTACGAGAGCGAACGCGACGGGCGGCAACTGCCCCCGGAGCTGCGGAGCCTTTGATCTGGAGACCGGTATGGAAGGCAAGCCAACGGCAAAAGAGTGCGGCCAAGGCGTGCCGTTCGAGCGCGTGCGGCGAATCACCGGCTACCTGGTAGGCACGCTGAAGCGATTCAACAATGCCAAGCGGGCCGAAGAACGGGATCGCGTCAAACACGCAACGGGGGGGCAGCTGGATGACAAACAGTGAAGGGGCTGGCAGCTCCGGCTGCATCATCGAGGACCAGGAATCACCCCATCAGCGCCCCGCCGCTATAAAAGCCGCTGATGGAGGTCATGGGCCATGCAGACCCGACCATGCTGCCCGGCTATCAGCATGGTCGGGTCCGGCTGCGAAAAAAGCCGTCAATACTGCCCCGGGACTGGGAATAAATACAAAAAAATGAGTAAAATCAGCTAGAAAAAACTTGCAACCTCTCTGGAGAAGATCGAACACACGTAAATTGTGAATCACGATAAATTTCAAGAGGTTGTAAATATGAAAAAGCTGCAGGTCGTCTTTACGAGCAAACCCTTTGATCTGGAAGAAGTCCTCTACTGGCAGCAGTCCGGGATCAGGCCGGAGCGCGTCGAGATCGCGGAGACCGTGCGCCTCAGCCCGACGCCTATGATGAGCTGATCAGCGATTTTTGCCGGTCCAGGGCCTGGCTCCGGGGTAAGGGAGGGCGGCAAAACTGCCTGCTGGTACAGGCTCTGGGGCGCCGCTCTGTGGTCATCGATCCGCAGGGCTACGACTACGCCCGCTATGTGGCTCTGGCCTAAAAATGGAGCCGGGGGAAACCCCGGCTTTACTTTATTTGGAGATGGAGAACACAAAGATGATTTTATATCTCGGTAGATTTACTTTAAAAAATCAATAATTCTCTATTTCGTTTAAGGAAAACCCTTCACGTTCCTTACACACAATATGCAATTTACATGGAAGCTTTAATTTATATCGTGTCAGACTATATGATTTTAATATTATTTCAAGTATTTTTTGTTGCGTAAGTGACTCATCCCACATCCGAGTAACTCCTGAACCTAATATTGGCATATAGACATCTTTTCCTCCATAGTATTTATCTATTTCTTTCCATAGAAGATTCAGACATTCAATAAACTCGTCATAACTCATACATCCTAAACCATCTTTATTTAATTTTGCAAAAGCCAACAACAAATCATCTCCATTAGGAAGTAAGGTCCCTGACTCATATCTTATTTTATTTTGAAATAGAGAATTTGTTGCAGATGCTTTAATGTTATACTGTTTTAACAATTTACGTATCTGATGATTTTTTATATTCGTCTTTTGAATATACTGACCACAAAGTGATGTTTTATTTATTTCGTAAGTTTTTTCACCGACATCTGTTGAGAAGCATTCATCAAAGTTTATGATCCGCTTTCCATTACACTTACTAAGGATATCTCCGTATTCGATATATATTGAATAGCCTATTTTTTTTATAACAACAGTGCTTCTAAATTTTTTATATATAAATACAATAATTTTGATTATCAAAAATATAAAAATAAACAATA